CCCCAAAACCTATTAAGCAACGAATCTTTGTCACTTGATGATGCACCAGAGGAGGAGCACCTGTTACCTTACAAAGTGGATAGCTATTGTTATAAATGCAATAGAAGGGTGCGGATTGTAGTTGTGTCCAGCGCTGGATCCATTCGACTTTTGGAGGAGCTTTTATCAACCAGTTTGTTCATTTTGTGCCCTGGGTGTTCCAGAGGAACCGTGCGCCATGGCAGATCCTAAAGGTACTGATAATGTGGATGAAAATGCATGGTTTATTGTGCAGGAAGCTGACTGTGTGGATGAGTTTGAAACACTAGATGATATATTTGAACAGAGTACTGTCGGGTCTACAGTCTCAAATTTAATAGACGATGATGTTGATTCAGTGGATCAGGGAAATTCCCTGGCACTATACAATACCCAAGTAACTGATGAGTGTGAGAAAGCTATCGCCCGATTAAAACGAAAGTACATCCAAAGTCCGCAGACTTCTATTGCAGAACTGAGTCCAAAATTGGAAGCAGTTTCTATTTCTCCTTGTAAAGAAAGACAAAGCAAAAGGAGATTATTCCATGACAGTGGATTGGGGGACGATGAAACTTCAAATGCTTTTGAACAGGTAGAGCAAAATATTATTGTTACTCAGGAAGAGGGAGAAAATGGCGGCAGTGATTGCTCTAACAATACTGCTCCAGCAGTATTACAAACTAACTTTACAAGGACACAGTTATTGTATAAATTTCAAGATATATTTGGGGTTCCATATATTGAATTAACAAGAACATTTAAAAGTCAGAAATCGTGTAATGAGAACTGGATTGTTGCGGCAATGTCTGCAGCACCCGAGGTTTTAGAAGGGTCAAAAATGTTACTACAGCCTCACTGTGATTGTTTTCAGCTTATTTTAAGTGACTTTTGTGCAGTTTACAATTTAACGTTTAAGCATGCTAAAAATAGAGAAACTGTATTTAAATTGTTTTGTAATATTTTAAATGTAAAAGACTGTCAGTTACTTGCAGATCCCCCAAAGCGCCGCAGTGTGGCAGCAGCGTTATACTTTTATAAAAGAAGTATTACTGAAACATCTTATGTGTTTACACATTTACCAGCTTGGGTAACTGAACAAACTATGTTTAATCACCAAGCTGCATCTGCACCAGAAGCGTTTCAGCTTGCTAAAATGGTTCAGTGGGCTTATGACAATAAAGTGTATGAAGAACCAGAGATAGCTTATGGGTATGCTTTAATGGCTGATGAAGATACTAATGCAGCTGCATTTCTAAATAGCAACATGCAAGTGAAATATGTAAGGGATACTAGTATAATGGTTAAACACTATATTAGGCAAGAAATGAGAGAAATGAGTATGGCACAATGGGTTAAAAAGTGTGCTGACGAATGTGATGGTATTAGTGACTGGAAAGTAGTGGCTCAGTACTTAAAATATCAGCAAGTAAATGTTGTAGCGTTTCTTACAGCGTTAAGAACTTTATTTAAAAGAGTACCTAAAAAAAGTTGCTTAGTAATATATGGGCCACCAGATACAGGGAAGTCATATTTCTGTTTTTCATTAGCAAGATTTTTAAAAGGGAAAGTTATTTCTTACATGAACAGAAATAGTCAATTTTGGCTATCACCTTTAATGGATTGTAAGATAGGTTTGTTAGATGATGCTACATATACCTGTTGGACATTTATAGATCAAAACATGAGAAACGCACTAGATGGTAATATAATGTGTATAGACTCAAAACATAGACAGCCTCAACAGTTAAAACTACCACCACTAATAATAACAACTAATGTGTATATTTTAGAAGAAGAAGCTCTTAAATACTTGCATAGTAGGGTTACGTGCTTTGAATTTAAAAATAAGATGCCATTTGATGATAAAAATGAACCTGTGTATCAGTTTTCTGACAAAGTGTGGAAATGTTTCTTTCTTAAGCTTGCGAAGCAGTTAGATTTGGAAGAAGAAGACAGCTATGGATCGGACAGAATTCAAAAATCGTTTAGATGCACTGCAGGAAGCCCTGCTCAGTCTTATTGAAGCTTCTCCAACAGATTTGGACTCTCAAATTAAATATTATGAATTGCAAAGAAAAGAAAGTGTTTTAAAGTATTACTGTAGAAAAGAGGGAATTACTAATTTAGGATTGCATCCTCTTCCAGCACTTAAAGTTTCAGAATATAATGCTAAAGTTGCTATAGAAATGACTATTGTACTAAAAAGTTTGAAAAAGTCATCATATGCAAAGGAATTATGGACAATGAATGATACTAGTGCAGATTTGTTCAAATCACCACCCAGAAACTGTTTTAAGAAAGGTTCTTTCGAAGTAGACGTGTGGTTTGACAATGATCAAAACAATTCTTTCCCTTATATTAACTGGGAAGATATCTATTACCAGGATGATAAAGAAATATGGCATAAAGTTAAAGGAGAAACAGATTATAATGGTTGTTTCTTTAGAGAAGTTAACGGTGATGTCACCTATTTCTTATTATTTGAAAAGGACTCTCATAGATATGGTAGTACTGGACAATGGACTGTAAATGTGAAAAATGAACAAATATCCCTTCCTATTACTAGCTTTGCTCGGCGGTCTGCAGCTCTCTCCTCGCAAACCTCAGGGGACGAACAGCCCAGCACCTCCAGGAACACCACATCCAATACGAAGGTCAGAGGAGCACCGGAATCGGTTGCGGAGACGGAACCTGGGCCTTCCAACAGGACATCAATCAGACGACGACAACGAGGACGACGAAAAAGAGAATCGCCCGCCAAGAGACAACGAAGGGTTGGATTCTCTGGTGCACCAACTCCTGAGGAAGTGGGGAGAAGCCATAGATCTGTTACTGGAACAGGTCACAGCAGACTTGAGAGACTTCAAGCTGAAGCTAGGGATCCCGCAGTAATTTTGGTTCGAGGGCCTGCTAATAGATTAAAGTGCTGGAGGTATCGATGCAATTCTAAAAAGTTTCAATTTTCTGTAACTATTAGTACTGTATGGAAATGGGTGCAAGATAGTCATAGTGATATTGATGGTAGAATGTTAATTGCTTTTGATTCAAAGCATCACAGAGATGTATTTCTAAAAACTGTGCAACTACCAAAAGGGGCTTCTATGTCTTTGGGAAACTTGGATGCTTTATAATACAATGTATCGCTCTCGCAGAATAAAGCGTGCTTCTGAACAAGACTTGTATAAAGTCTGTGTAGAAGGAAGGGATTGTGCAACAGACATAAAAAATAAATATGAGGGAACTACATTAGCTGATATTTTGTTAAAAGCATTTGGAAGTATTTTATATTTTGGAAATGTGGGTATAGGAACTGGTAGGGGGTCTGGGGGTAATTTGGGTTATGGAAGACTTGGTGGTGGCGGTTCTAATAGAATACCTACTGGTACAATACCTACAAGACCTACTATTCCTTTAGATACATTTACTACTGATATATTACCAATAGACCCAAATGCATCTGTTATTGTGCCTTTAAGTGAAGGTCTTCCAGATACAGCAGGTATAGATGTTGCTGGGGCGGGTCCGGGGTTAGGAGCTGAGTCTATTGATGTTACAACAGTTATTGATCCACTTTCAGAAGTCACTGGATTAGGAGAACATCCTTCAGTGACTATAAGCTCAGATAATGTAGCACAGATTGATGTGCAGGTACATCCTCCACCTCCAAAGCGAGTATTACTAGATTCTTCAATAAGAAACACTACTGAAGATGTAGTTACACATGTGTCACATGTTGATCCTGATATAAATATATTTGTAGATGCTAGAATAGCTGGTGAACATGTGGGTACAAGAGAAATGTTAGAACTACAAGAAATAAACTTAAGAGATACATTTGAGATAGAGGAGGGGCCTAGAGAAAGCACGCCTCTTACTTCCCGCGTCTTTAAAAGGGCGCGAGATTTGTATAATAGATACACACAACAGGTTAGGACTGATTATTTTGTAGGTCAGTTGCCTCCTACAACAACTTTTGAATTTGAAAATCCCGCCTTCAGTGATGATGTAATTGAACAGTTCAGTCAAGAAGTTCAAAGGGTTGCTGATTCAGCACAATCAAGGAGCAGTGTGACAACAGTGTCAGAATTAGTTCAATTGAGTGACATTAGGTTTGGCGAATCACCCGGAGGCACTATAAGAGTTAGTAGGCTGGGACAAAAGGCTGGTATGACTACTAGAAGTGGCTTACAAGTAGGCCCAAGAGTACACTTCTATTATGATTTAACTCCAATTCCAAAAGAGTCTATAGAATTAAATACATATGGTGAATACAGTCATGAATCTACAATAGTAGATGAACTAACACAAAGCTCCTTTATAAATCCATTTGAACAACCAATATTTGGTACATCAGAGTTTCCCGATAGTTCTCTTTTAGATACATTAACAGAAGACTTTTCTAATGCTCATATAATTATTAGTAACACTGATTCTGATGGTGAAGCCTTTCAAGTTCCAATAATACCACCGACAATCAATATTCAAACAACAACTAATAATACCCACAGAGACTTATTTGTAAACCACAATCCTACTATATCCCCAAATATAGTTGTACCATTTTCTCCAAACATTCCACTATTTCCAGCTTATTCTGTAGCTGTAGAGAGCTTTGATTATGATTTGCATCCTTCTTATTTAAAACGAAAGCGCAAACTTCCTTTTATTTAATTTTGCAGATGGCAACTTGGACTCCGAGCCCAGGAAGATTATATTTGCCACCTGCACAACCAGTGGCTAGAGTTTTGGAAACTGATGAATACATTATACCAACGGATATATATTTTCATGCAAAAACTGAAAGACTATTAACAGTGGGACATCCTTATTTTGATGTTTTAGCATCGGATGATTCTACTATAGAAGTACCTAAAGTTTCAGGCAACCAGTATAGAGCTATTCGACTGAAATTACCAGATCCAAATAAGTTAGCTTTAATAGATACTAGTATTTACAACCCAGAAAAAGAAAGATTAGTATGGAGACTAATGGGTATTGAAATTGCTAGAGGAGGACCATTAGGAATAGGAACAACTGGTCATCCCTTATTTGACAAGCTACAAGATACAGAAAACTCATCAGGTTATGCTGTTCCAGCAGCTACAGACAATAGAGTAAACTTATCTTTTGACCCGAAGCAGAATCAATTATTTATTGTAGGATGTACACCTGCAATAGGTCAGCATTGGGATATCGCTGATCCCTGTAAAGATGCAAATCCTTCCCCAGGCAGCTGCCCTCCTGTAAAGTTAGTACATACTACTATAGAGGATGGGGATATGAGTGACATAGGTTTAGGTAATGTAAACTTTAGTACATTTTCACAATCTCGCTCTGATGCCCCTCTAGAAATAATTGACTCTATTTGTAAATGGCCTGACTTTGTGCAAATGACACAAGATATTTATGGAGATAGTATATTTTTCTTTGCCAGACGGGAACAGTTATATACCAGACACATGGCAGTTAAGGATGGGTATGATGGAGATTCTATTCCTACCGCTCCATCTTTAGCTTTTATGTTACAACCTCCAAATGATACACCACAAAAACAGAATCTTGGTAAAATTAGTTATTTTGGGTTACCCAGTGGATCATTAGTATCCAGTGAAGCTTCTATATTTAATAGACCTTATTGGCTACATAAGGCCCAGGGAAAAAATAATGGTATTGCATGGGGAAATGACTTATTTGTTACATTTTTAGATAACACACATAATACAAACTTTATACTCTCAGTTTCTACAGAACAAGGGGGTGTTAAACCAACTGACACATACGATAAAACTAAATTTAGAAAGTATTTAAGACATACAGAAGAGGTTGATATAGAAATTGTTATGCAACTATGTAAAGTACCCCTAACTGCAGACATTTTAGCTCATATTAATGCTATGAACTCCAGAATTTTAGATGAATGGCAGCTAGCTTTTGTACCAGCTCCACCACAGGGTATAGAAGATACATATAGATACTTAAAATCTTTAGCTACTATGTGTCCCGCTGATGCTCCATCTACATCTAAACCAGATCCATATGAAGGCAAGTTATTTTGGGAGGTCGATCTTAGAGATAAGTTTACCACGGAACTTGATCAAACACCATTAGGTAGAAAGTTTTTGTATCAAATGGGATTGTTGAATGGACGGAAACGACGACGTTCATCTTACACTTCTTATGCCACTACTGGCAATACTGTGAAAAAATTGTCACGATCTACTAAACGTAGAAAAGTGAAATAATCAAAAATATTAATGCTTTTAAACTGTGAATATATACTGTGAATCTTATGACACTGTGAATAATATCCTGTATATTCTATGCAAGAATGCAATGATCAATAAAACAAATTAAGCTGACTCATGTGGACCTCATATATTTCACCGCACCCACTAGATGTTTTGTACATGTTGATACCAGTGTTGAATTTGCTGACACGCAGGAAAGCACCTGGACCCTTTTTGGAATTTTGGCTTTAAAACAACCGTTTGTGGTAAGTATTTGGCGCCTTTTTTCCTGGCGACCGGTACCGGTTGCTTTCTTCTGCTCTCCATTAAGTGACTAATATGAGCCAGCTACTGCTTGACTTTGTGGCTGGCTGTTTGCCTTTGCCTAAGGAGTGGTTTGGCACATTGTTATTGTTGATAATAACAATCGCTGTTTCATAGTTTTTTAACCGGGATCGGTTGATATAAAAACCGAAAAAGCAGCCAAAGACCATCATACTCCATGGCGCAGCAATTGCCTCTAGATCTTGAGTCTTATTGTAATACTTTTGGGGTATCGTTTTTTCAATTGCATTTAAAATGTGTATTTTGTAAATGTCATATAGATATTGTTGATCTCGCTCGCTTTGTTAAGAAGAAATTGTGCTTAGTCTGGAGAGATTATGTAGGTTATGCTTGTTGTAACAAATGCTTGTATTTGAGTGCTAAGTATGAATCAGAAAAATACTTTCAATGTGCTACCGATGCAAAATATTTACATGTTCTGATTGAAAAGCCTTTAGAAGACGTGTTATTGCGTTGTATGCATTGTTTAGCTTGTCTGGATAATCAAGAAAAGGTTGATCTAGTTTCTAGAGACAGAAAGGTTTGCTTAATAAGAGGGTATTGGAGAGGTGCATGTAGAGAGTGCATTGAAAGAGAAATTTAATTTTCACAATGAAAGGGCAAGCTTCTACTTTAAAAGATATTGTATTGGAGCTTGAAGAAGTTATCTTACCCCAAAACCTATTAAGCAACGAATCTTTGTCACTTGATGATGCACCAGAGGAGGAGCACCTGTTACCTTACAAAGTGGATAGCTATTGTTATAAATGCAATAGAAGGGTGCGGATTGTAGTTGTGTCCAGCGCTGGATCC